CGGTGTTATATATACAATATAAATAATTTATACAGAGGGTGCTGTAGGTTCATAATACATAATTGGTGCACCCAAAAAGAAAAAGCAAGAGAAATCCTCTCCTGCAGCGCACATGAGTGGGACGCCTTCTTCTGACATCCCAGCTTGAGTCGTCGTATGTACAGATAAACTCCATCCTGTGTCTTTGGTATATCCTGAAGATATCGGCGCTTTTCGTTTACCTGGAACAAAACGCTCGTTCTTGTAATAAGGACATTACCAGTTGACGATAGGATTAACGACATTTGTGCATAAAATTTGGCCATCAAAAGTTTTGGCCGTGACGCCGTTCTCATTCACGAAAGCCGCTTGAGCGGCAGAAAGAGCGGCAGAGGTAGATATTGTGGTATCCGACACTGATGCAGCAGGACCATCTTCAAGACGTGTCGCTGTACTGCGTGCTGGTCCCCTGTTATTGGATTGTAATCTAGTCAAATCAGCTGCCCAACGAATGGAACCTCTCCATCCACCATAAGCACAAGCGACATATTCCAAAAATGTCGTTTGGCCATAGGCGTAATTACCACCAAGTAATACTCTAACAACAGAGTTGACAGAGTCTGATGTGTATCCAGAGTAATACGGGAACGATTTGTACAAAACATCATATCGCACGATATCCCCTGCAGTAGCTTGGGGTCCAGGCGAATATGAGTGAACGGAATACCTTTTTAACAATTGACGAAAGGACGAAATTGATTCCCCGAAAAATACGAGATTGGTTTCATCCTGTATATTTACAGAGTTCGCCATTGTATTTACAGTTTGTACATTTTCTGGTTTTGATTCATCTGTGGGACTTTCATCTTCCCCAGCATGTGGCACAATTTCCTCTGCCGCTGGAGCTGATGTAATACCTTCAGCAGTCAATTTGAGGTTCATAAAGTTGCTCGCCTCAGGCACAGCAACTTCGAAATCATCACCAGCGCTAATAAAAACATTAACCTCAATGTCATTGTTGATAGTTGAATTTGGAACAGTAAGTTCATTGACAACGTACATCGCAAGAGTTCCATTTCCAAGTGGTGAACCAGGTGTAGTATAGGAAAGGGCTGAAGTATCATACATTGAAGCAGCAGTAGCTACACCAGGTTTAAAATGTTCTCTATACGGATTTCTTTGTCCCCACCCAACATCAATTTCAAAGTCAGGTGTATCAGAAATATCAACAATAGTGGTGTATGCAGTATTGTACTCAGAAGTTCCTGAGAGTGGTGTACCTGTAGGATCATAAACTATCTTAACTCGACCCTTATGGTACTTACTACATACAAATTGAAAGCGAAACTTCATCGTTCCTCGCCAGTACTTAAAAGGCGTAGCTGCAAAACAAGTTGCAGGCATATGAATTTCACTTCCTACTCGAGCATGTAAACATGGATCAACAACTGCATTCCATAGCAATGTTTCCGATAATGATCCAAGGGCCCAAGTAAAATTGGTCAAGAATGACTCCTTCTGAGCAATGTATTTTATGGTTAGCTCATCGTCCGACATAAGTCCAACAGTCTTAGGATCAAGAGTCAATTCCTGTTTTGCATCCACAGTTAATTTTCCGGCATGACTAGGCATATTCGTGGTAGCAATGTTATTAAGCGGTGAAACCCGAACGATGGAGGATTCCAATTCACAAGGACTTGAATACCCAAACAACGTTGCGATAGCACCTGCAGCTTTAGCGCCCATTTCAGTAGCTTTAGCATAAGGTCCTATAATCGGTGCATCTGTAACGTAGCTAGCAGCCCGAGCAACAGCTCCTGCAATACGGGAAACAGGCTTTTTATCATACTCATCTGCCTGTGGTGCAATGGATCCGGGTTCAAAGTTTGTGGGAATGGCAAAGCGTACTTCTTCCGCCCATGCGAACACATTTACTGTTACAGTATCCGCAGCTCCATTGGCATGCTTCAAATTTTGCATACTATGTAAAACTAATTCACCCATATTCTGCCAATCTTGATTGACAACATCCAAAACATTTAAATATGTAAAGAAAGGCAAAACCATCTCACCTCCTTGTGAGTTGGTAGGATCCAAATATATATGTGGACGTTGACTGGCAGCAACTACATCTGCGTCAATAAACGCACGGCTGATAGTCATGTTATCGTCCGAGGGCAAGGGATTGTAAGAAGCTATAATTCGACCATAGTGAAAAGCATTCCCGTTAATTGTGATCTTCAAATGCAATTTTGCTCTCAGCAATTTGTAGTTTGCAATTCGATTAATCACACGGGGATTTTCCCAGTATAATGCCCATGGGTTGATTTTTGTATATAATCCGCCATTTACAGCCCAGTCTTGCGATGCAATACGTATAGGGCGTGAAAAGAATTCATCTAATGTGGCATCTGAATTTAAAGCCGCATCGCGGATAGAATCTATATCACCCATTTTTGTGGTAAGAAACCCTGGATGAGCATCATTAAACTTAACATTCTGAGAAACTGTTTCTGAAGTTTTAGAAACGCCTTCTTCAGAATGTGGTTCGACAGCATCAGCATTATGCTCTGACGCTTGTCTTTTCCGCTCTAAGTGCTGAGGCCATTCCAGCTGCAAGTCTTTGTAAACGCAATATAACGCGTAACCAACTATTGCTGAAACGAGTCCCCAAATTCCATAGATTTCCTTGTTCGCAGTATCCTCTGCTTGAGGCCTTACTAATGCCTCCAATGTTGACCTGGCACTCCCAGGTTGAGCTCGCGATAGGCGCGAGTCCTCTAATCTATAATTAAAGAAAGGTAAATGTAAAATATGTATTAATGCAATTAACATGTAAATATAAAAATATGTAATATGTAAATGAATGTAAAGCCTTTATATGCATGTATATGGTATCCAGAACATTCATAAATATTTGTCTTTCCACATCCGAACACGTTCGTCAAATGTGTAATCAACAGCGGGAGGAACAAATTCGAGTGCATTCTTGCACATCTCCCTTAGTAATTGTTGGTCGTGTTCATATTCCTCACGACCATGTGCGAATAATTCATGTGCATAAGTTTCAACGCACGATATAGCCACCATATTAGGTGTCACATTCGCAGATTTGAGGTTGGCAAGGAAGGGTCTCAACATTGATTCCTTATCGAGTGCTCCAATACTTACTCCAATCTCAGGGATGTAGTTTGACTTCCTTTTCAAGAAATCAGCGTCCTCTACATCCATATCGTCATGAGCTTCGTCACTCTTCGAGGGTTCCGTAATCTTCATTCCATGCGCTGCCAAAAATTCCTTGAGTACATGAAAGTTAAACCTAGAACGAAATCCCAATTCCACGCTACCCTTAAGATCATCACCATACGTCGTAATGGCTACAGCAGATCTAAAGTCCTTCACTTCAGGGCATGCGGAAAAGAATCCCATGCGAATATACAATGAATTGGCAACACAATTGACATCAACTGTCATATTGTTACCAGATGTATTCATATTGTAGGCCATCATAAGTGTTCC